TGGCGATCGTGCTGGACGTGGACTCACCGGGTGGGAGCGTATTCGGGGTCCAGGAGCTGGCCGAGGAGATCCGCAGGGCCCGGGCGCAGAAGCCGATCGTGGCGAATTTCAACAGCCTTGGGGCGAGCGCGGCGTACTGGATCGGCTCGGCGGCGAGTGAAGCCGTGGTGACGCCGGGGGGCCAGGTGGGCAGCATTGGCGTGCTGGCGCTGCACGTGGATTTTTCGGCGCAGAACGAGATGCTCGGGGTTCAGCCGACACTCATCACGGCGGGCAAGTACAAGGGCGAAGGATCGCCGGACTTCCCACTGGGGGATGAGGCGCGGGAGTACGTGCAGGGCCAGGTGGACGAGTACTACGCGGCGTTTGTCGACGCGGTGGCCGTGGGCCGCGGGGTTTCTCCAGCGCGCGTGCGGGATGGCTTTGGACAAGGGCGCGTGCTGCTGGCGAAGCCGGCGCTGGCGGCGGGCATGATCGACCGGATCGAGACGCTGGATCAGACGATCGCGCGGCTGGGGAAGCCCCAGGGCAGGGCAGCGATCACGCGACGGGGCATGGCGGCGGCGGAGGCCTTCGAGGTGATCACGCTGCCGGTTGAGGATGCGGCGTTCGTGAACGTCCGGGAGCGAGTGATTGCGCAGATCGGCGGCGGGGGACAAGCCCCCGCCCTACCGGATGCGTCCACGATCGTGGCCGAAGACGCGTCGCCTGTCGCCGTGGCGGAACGCGACGGGTCACTGGGGACACCCCAGACCCCGGGCGACGACCAGGTGATCACGGACGCGATGGCACTCGAGGCGCTGAATGACCCGGAAGCCAGCAAGGAGCTGGCGCCCGAAGAGGTCGAGTCCCTGAAGGGAACCATCGAGGCGCGGATGCGCCGGTTGAAGCTGTAACCGTGTAACCGTCCCGGGCAGGGTGGACGGCGCCGACGCGCCATTGCGGTCCTGACCTGCTCGGGCGGGCACGTTCCCCCGCCGATGCGGGTTGGACGGGCCCCCCGAAGTTGAACCCTAGTTGAACCCCCCCGACAAGGTCGGGGGGTTTTTTAGTGGAGGAACCAATGGCATCGGAAGGCAAGGAGCTGACCCACCGGATCAATCAGCTCCGCACGCAGGGCCGCGCGGCCCTGGACGCGGCGATCAGCGAGGGGCGGGCGCTGACGGACGAGGAGAAGGCGGCGGACGACGCGCGCAGCGGGGAGATCGCGGGCCTCGAGGACACGCTGGCGCGCTACAACCGCGATCTCGCGCGCGAGGTGGCCACGGCGGTGGAGATCCCCGAGGGCGGGTCCTTCGACAGGCTCAGGATGAGCGGCGGGCACGTGGTGCCGTTCCGCAGCCTGGGCGAGCAGCTCGCGGCGGTGGCGTTGGCGGCGCAGAACCCGCACGCGACCCATCAGGGCCTCCTGGACATCCAGGCGGCGGGCATCGGCTCGCAGGAGGGCATACCCTCCGAAGGCGGCTATCTGGTGCAGACGGACTTCACCAGCGAGCTGCTCGAGCTGGCCCACGAGTCGGGCATCCTGTACGCGAAGACGGATCGACGGCCGATCTCGGCGAACGCGAACGGCATCAAGATCAACGCGGTCGACGAGACGAGCCGCGTCGATGGCTCCCGCCAGGGCGGCGTGCGCGCCTACTGGACGGGGGAGGGCGCGTCGCTCACGGCGTCGCGGCCGACATTTCGTCAAATGGAACTCGCGTTAGCCAAGCTCACAGGTTTGTACTACGCCACCGACGAGGAGCTGAAGGACACGACGGCCCTCGCCGCGAACGTGGCGCGGTGGTTCGGCGATGAGTTCGGGTTCAAGCTGGATGACGCGGTGTTCCGCGGAACGGGCGCGGGCATGCCGCTGGGCATCTTGGGCCACGCGGGCACGGTGAGCGTGGCGAAGGAGACGGGCCAGACGGCGGCGACCATCCTCGCGGTGAACGTGGAGAAGATGGTGGCGCGGCTCTGGGCGCGATCAATGCCGCGGAGCGAGTGGTACATCAACCAGGACTGCTGGCCGCAGCTCTTCCAGCTCTCCCATGAAATCGGCACGGGCGGAGTCCCCATGTTCATCCCGCCGGGTGGCCTCAGCGCAGCGCCGTTCGGCGCGCTCCTGGGGCGGCCGGTGATGCCGATCGAGCACTGCGCGACGCTGGGGACGGTGGGTGACATCGTGCTCGCTGACTTCATGCAGTACCTGACGATCGAGAAGGGCGGTGTGGAAGCGGCGTCCTCGATCCACGTCCAGTTTCTTACGGATGAGACGGTGTTCCGGTTCATCTTGCGGGCGGACGGGCAGCCAAAGCGGAATGCGGCGCTGACCCCGTTCCAGGGGACGGCGACGCAGTCGAGCTTCGTGACGTTGGCGACGAGGGCATAAAGGCGGCGGGGGACAAGCCCCCGCCCTACCGGACGCAAGGAGATTTACCAATGAGCTTGATGATGCAGGCGCTGAAGTTCGCGAAGGGGATCGACCCGATCGCGGATGCCTTCTCGGGCGCGAACGTGCGCTCGGACATCTACAGCATGCGCGGCCACGGCCGCGGGCTGTTCGTGATCTACATGGGCGTGGGGGCGACGGGGACGTCGACGATCATCGTCAACTCGTGCGACACGGTCGTGCCCGGCACGAGGACGGCGATCGCGTACTGGTCGCGGGAGATCCTGACGGGGGATACCGAGAGCGCGATCACGCGGCGGGCGGCGGCGGGCTACGTGTACACGGCGGGCAGCTCGAAGATCATCCTGGTCGAAGTGGACGCGAAGGATCTGGCCGCGGGGGATGGGTTCGTTGAGCTGGAGCTGGACGAGTCGGTGGACTCGCCCTGCCTGGCGGGGGTGCTCTTCATTGGCGGCGGGATGCCGGCGCGGTATTCCGAGGATGTGAACGCGACGGTGATCGTGTAAGGGGGGGCTGCGGCCCCCTGAAACCCCCGAGGCGGGGGACAAGCCCCCGCCCTACCGGACGGGCAGCGGTTTCGACAAAGGAGAACCCCATGGCGGATGCATACATCGAGGGGCGGGCGGTGCGCCTGGCGACCCTCGGGCGGCACGTGAGCCGGGCGACGGCGACACTGCCGCAGACGGCGGCGGCGGCGATCTTCAATATCCTGGGCGGGCGGGTGAAGCTGACCCAGATCGTGGGGGAGGTGACGACTCTCATCCAGACTCAGCTGAACAACACGAAGCTGACGTCGAACCCGACGGTGGGCACCAGCGTGGACATGTGCGCCGTGCTGGACATCACGGCGGACGAGGTGGGCGCCCTCTACGGCATCACGGGCCTGCCGTCGGACGCGCTGATCGGGACGAACGCGGGGCTGACTCAGGCGATGAACCGGGGGCTGATTCTGCCGGTGGGGACGATCGACCTGGATTGCTCGGCGTCGAACACGGGGTCGGTGAAGTGGTCGCTGACCTACATCCCGATCGACGACGGAGCGTACGTGGAAGCGGCCAGCTAGGAGCTGGAGCCAGGGTCTAAAAGCGGCGGGGGACAAGCCCCAGCCCTACCGGACGAAAAGCGGCGGGGGACAAGCCCCCGCCCTACCGGACGAGGAGGGAAATGAATCATGACGGTTTCACGGACACTCCCGACGCCGCGCCTGGTGGACGGAAGCATTCAGCCGGACCTCGAGCGGCGGTCGGGGTATGGGGAGCAATACGTGCTGCCCTTCGGGCCGCGGGTGGCGTCGGATGAGGCGAGCTACCACGTGCTCCGAAGCACGACGCCGGGCACGGGCATCGCGGGGCACGCGGCGCCGACCACGCTGGACAACACCAAACCCTTCGTGTTCTTGCGGGCGGGCGCGCTACGCGCCTACCTCGACTACGTCAAGCTGGTCGTGACGGCGGCTGGCACGGCGGGCACGCTGAACTACGCGACGCACATCCTGGACGACGGGGCGGGCTTCACGTCGGGCGGCGAGGACCTGGTGCAGGTGAACCCGAACGGGGAGGGGGGCAACATCAGCGGGCTGGCCATCTTCAAGGCCGGCGCGGTGGTCGCGACGGCGGGCGGCAGCCAGCGGATCGTGGCGCACCAGCGGGCTCGCACGGTTATCCCCGTGGTAGGGGATGTGCTGCTGTTCGCGTTCGGTGGGGACCCGCGGCCCGTGTCGGGCATGGCCCTGGAGGGCACGACGGAGCTGGAGCGGATCATCCACTGCCCGCCGATCATCCTGGCGCCGAGCCAGTGGTACAAGCTGGTGCTGTGGCGGGCGTCGCAATCGGCGGCGGCCTCATATGAGGTGGAGATCGGCCTCTGGGAGCGGTAGGCAGGCAGGGCCTGAGACAAGGGCCGCTCGGGGCTGAGGGCCTCTAAAGCGGCGGGGGACAAGCCCCCGCCCTACCGGACGGGAAGGAGGATTCCCATGCAAGTCAAGATGGCGCGGCCGTTTCGGAGCTACCGCCAGGATGAAGTCGTGGACGTCTCCGAGGAGCTGGCGGCGGCCTGGGTGGAGCTGTGTGTGGCGACGTACGCGGAGCCGGAGGTGGCAGAGCCAGCGACCGTGACGGACGGCGGCGGGGGACAAGCCCCCGCCCTACCGGACGGCGACGGGCCACTGGGGACACCCCAGACCCCGGGCGAGGACGAGGAGCTGAATGGGCGCCTGAGCGAGGCGCTGGGGGCAGCAGGGGCGCGCATTGCGGAGCTGGAGGGGCTTCTCAAGGAGGCGGCGGCTGAGGTGGAGCGGTTGACGGCTGCCGAACGCGAGGCGTTGGCGGCCGCGGAGGGCGTCCTTCGACAGGCTCAGGATGAGCGGGAGGATGGGTCGTCGGCGAGCGAAGCGACGGAAGAGCCGTCGTCGCGGGATCCCGCCGCGACGGCTGAGCCGGCGAAGGCCACGAAGAAGGGCAAATAGCCATGCCTCCGGTAGGGCTCGCTGAGCTGCTGATCCAGTACGGACCGATCGGGATCGTGCTGGCCTGGTTCATGCTCCGGATGGAGCCGGAAATGAAGGCGGTGCGGCGGGCGATCGATCGGCTGACCCGGGCGCACCTACTGGACGTGGTATCGCGCCCGGGCGCGTCTCCCCAGGTAAAGCAGCTCGCCAAGGAAGCGCTGCAGGAGCTGAACCTGGCGGAGAAGAAGCCGGCTGAGGAGGAGGACCTGTGACGGATTACCTGAAGTTCTGGCGGCAGGCGCTGGTGGGCGTGCTGGTGCTGGCGCTGGTGTACGGGTTCGTGTCGGGGACGGTATCGGCGGACCAGATCGGCGAGCTGCTGGAGCGGCTGCTGGCGGAGACGGGGAGCTAAGCGATGGCGGAGTCCGCCGACTGGACACGTTGCCATGAATGCCAATAGACTGGCCCTCCCCCCGGCGCGCGGCGCTGGAGAGAAGAAGGAGGAGGTCTCATGCGACGAGTGTTCGGTGCTCTCAGCGTGGCGGTTGTCGTCTGGTTACTGGCCTTCGTCCCCGCGGGGAATGCGCAGATGACCAAGTGGGCAGTCGCGCTCCTGATTGTCAATAACCCAACTGGCCAGGCGCTGGCGCAGTACAACCAGCGCTCCAATGAGATCGGCGCGCGCATCGAGGGCGTGAACTGCACGGCCCTTCCTGGCGATGACGACTGCGAGTATTTCCGGCTGGAGGGCGTGGTCCCCGACCAGCGCGTCGTGACCTTCTACGCCGTTAATGGCGGGTTCAGCGGCCCCGGTCGAGACATCCTGAGCAACAATCACCGCTTCGGCAATGCCGCGATTGGCGGGATTGAGTTCGGTGTTGATCAAGTTCTCACCGTGGAGCAAATGAAGGTCCGGGTTCGCCAGCGGCTCGGCGAGCTGGGCGTCGATAGGGTCTGGTGGGTCGAGCAGCAGACCGACACCTCGGGCGACCTGGTGAGCAAGTTCGAGGCGGTCTAGTTGTCGCGCATCTGGACGTGCGGCTTCGAGATGCAGTCCGTCGTCACAGAAGTGGAGGGCGTGACCGCCGGCTCTCCGGCGATCTCGACCACAACGGTGCGCAGCGGGGCTGCAGCGCTCCAGATCGCGTCGCTCGTCTCGGCCACCGCCAAGTACGTCCGGTTCAACTACGCCGCGGCCAGCTCGCTCGTGGACTACTACGGGCGAACGTACCTCCATATCGTGACGCTGCCAACGGCCGAGAACCGAATCATCGGGTGGTCGTCAGGAGCCACCTTCCTTGCCTGGCTCACACTCGATTCAGGTGGCCTGCTGCGCCTCTATGACGAGGACGGCGCCATCGGGAGCGCGAGCGCGGCGCTCAGCCTGAATACGTGGTACCGGGTCGAGATGCAATTCAACACCGCGCCAGCGGCGGGGTCGATGATCATCGCGGCGCGCATCGACGGGACCGAGTTCGCTGGCGCGACGAATCGCTCGATCTCTGTTGGCGGGGACGGCTTCCGGGTCGGCGGCAACCTCAACAGCGAGGCGCAAACAACAGGTGAGTGGTATTTCGACGACTGCGCGGTAAACAACGTCTCCGGCACCGTGCAGAACACCTACCCCGGCGCGGGCAGCATCGTCCACATGCACCCGGACGCGGCGGGCGACACCGCCCTGTGGGGCCGGGGCGGCACGGACTCGGGCTCCGATTGGGGCCAGGTAGACGAGATCACGCCGAATGACGTGACGGACTATTTGATTGGCGACGTGGCCGCGGACATCGTCGATCTCAACATGGAGGCGGCGTCGGTCCGGGGGATTGGGGCGTCGGACACGATCACGCTGGTGGAGGTCGTGGCCCGCGTCACCGGGGCCACGGCGACGGCCTGCTCACACGCCGAACGGATCGAGTCGCAGGCGAGCGGGACGGTATTCGCGGGCACGACGACGACTCTTGCGACGACGACCTGGTTCACCAATGACGACGTGAACCCGAGGCGTGGCCAGTGCGTGAGCTACACGGACCCGCAGGGGGGCGGGGCGTGGACGCCAGCGCTGTTGGACACGGCGCAGGTCGGGATCAACGCGGTGGACGCCAACCCGGATGTGTGGGGCAGCGCGCTGATGGCGATCGTGGAGTACGTGCCGGCGGCGGCTCTCGGCGACGACATCCTCGCCCTGGTCGCGGCGCAGCGCGGCAACCCGCCCGTCCAGACCGGGCACGCGATCGTCCAGTACTGAGCCACTGGGGGGCGGCCCCCAGACCCCCGGGCTACGGGGGAGACGCAGGTCCGAGGGCGCGATCAGGCCCGTGACGGACTGGCAGGAGGAAGGAAAATGGCAGAAGGCTACAGCTCAGCGCTCACCGCGGCCGTGGCGAACCCGCGGACGATCGGCATGATCATCGGCAGCACCGCCCGCCGCGCCGAGATCGACAAGCTCACCATGGGCATCAACGGCGCGCCGGCCGACAACACGATCCTCTGGACGGTCCACCGCTTCACGGTGTCCGGGACCGCGACCGCGAAGACGCCGGTCGAGAAGGACCCGGTCGGGGCGGCCGCGCAGCTGACGACGGAGGAGAACGCGTCGGCGGAGCCGACGTTCACGGCCTCGGAGGAGCTCCTCGAGATCGGCCAGAACCAGCGATCGGTGCTCTCATTGGCCTGGGGGCCGGGGAAGGGGTGGCGCACGAACATCACGGCGGATAACGGCATCGGCGTTAAGGCGACCCACGCCTCAGCGACGCCGAGCGGTGACGTGACCTTCGAGTGGGACGAGTAGCCAGGCCATGCCTGGTGAGCAGGGCCACTCGGGCAATGCGTCCCTGACGGATAAGGCTCGAGCTGGCAGAGGGGAAGGGGAAACGATGGATAAGAATTGCTCGCGGTGCAGGCTGCGGGTCATCCGGCAGGAGGACCCAAACGGCTTCCTCGTGCTGATCGTGAACGAAGAGACGAAGCGGGTGCACTACCGCTATCTGGTGCCGAACCCCACCTCGGAGCGGGACCTCCGGCAGGTGGATTGTTGCCTCCGGATGCGGCCGTGCGGCTTCTTTGACGGCGGCGAGCACGGGTGCCCACTCGGCGTGTACGTGGACCACGGCGAGGTCGGCTTCAAGAACGCGACGAGCTTCGAGACCTTCGACTTCGAGACGGTCGGCGGGTAAGGACCCGCAGCCAGAGGCCACTCGGGCGCCGCGTCCCTGACGGATGGGGCTCGAGCTGGCAGGAGGAGCGAGATGGGGATCCTGCTGCCGAGGCACATCATCCCCGCGGTGGGGCGCCAGGCGCCCCATGGGGAAGCCCGCCAGGAATGGGATGATGGGCGGATCGTCGAGAACGACATCCTGACGTGCGCGCATTGCGCCTACACTTGGCTCTTTCTCCCGGG